AATGTGGTATACTTGTGGTCATGAAAGATAAATTTGCAGAAGCTCTTGGCAAAGCAAGAGTCACTTTAGTAGAGCCCAGCGGTTATGCCTGGGGCGTATATGTTTGGAAAAAGTCTAACGGCAAATGGTTTACTGATGGTAACGGCAATGTCCTTAATGTTCCAGCTAACAAGGGCGATGAAAATCAAATTGCAAAGTTAAAGCAGACTGCAGCCCACTATGGCGAAGCAGATGGCTCTCCAGTATTTTTCCCAGGGACCGCAAGAATTAGCGAAGAAGAGCATTCAGAACAAATTGATCGTATGAAGCAAGGCCTTATTCCATCACTTAACGATATTGGTGCTGTAATGGCTGCAAAGAAAACATTAGAGATGTATGGGGATGAAGAATAATGTCTGAAGACTACTATATTAGAGATTTGGGCTTGCCAGAGTCAGAAATAGCTCAAGATGACTTTAAGGCTCAAGATCCTTTTAACAAGACCTGGAATGATCTAAAGGGTCTGACTGGCCTAGAGAAAAACTTTAAACGTAGAACAGACAGAATGTCAAAGGCCTACGATGTTCAAGTTCCAAAAAACTTAGATACCTCAAATCCAGTTTATCTAGATAGCGCTCTTGCAATTAATTCTGGTATGAACGGTGCAACCTCAAAAGAAATAAACCCAGGGACTGTTTATCGTAATGGCTACGGTATGTTTGATGTCATTACTCCGCCATGGAATCTTTATGAGTTAGCTAATTTTTATGACACGTCATTTGCAAACCATGCATCGATTGACGCAAAAGTACAAAATACAGTAGGCCTAGGATACGACTTCCATGTTTCCGATAGAACGCTTATGATGCTAGAGTCTAACGAAAATGATTCAGCAAGAGAAAAGGCAAGAAAGCGCATCGAAAGAATAAAGATGGAAATGCGTGACTGGTTAGAAAATCTTAATGATGAAGAAGCTTTTACTAATATAATGATGAAGGTTCTGACTGACTACGAGTCTACTGGAAATGGCTATTTAGAAATTGGAAGAACTACACGTGGAGAAATCGGATATATTGGTCACATCCCTGCAACAACTATGCGTGTTCGTAGACTAAAGGATGGATATGTTCAGATTATTGGAAACAAAGTAGTTTACTTTAGAAATTTTGAAGCTACAAACATAAATCCTATTACTGAGGACCCACGTCCAAATGAAATTATTCATTTTAAGCAGTACTCTCCGCTAAACACTTACTACGGTATACCAGACATTATGTCTGCTGTATCTTCATTACATGGTGACCAGCTGGCATCACAGTACAATATAGACTACTTTAGCAATAAGGCAGTTCCTAGGTACATCTTTACTCTTAAGGGCGCCAAGCTTTCTTCAGAGGCTGAAGACAAGCTGTTCAGATTTATGCAAACAAACTTAAAAGGGCAGTCTCATAGAACCCTTTACATTCCACTTCCAGGCGACACAGATCAAAACAAGGTTGAGTTTGAAATGAAGCCAGTTGAGAATAATGTTCAAGAGGCTTCGTTTAATGAGTACCGATTGCGTAATCGTGACGACATCCTTGTTGCGCATCAGGTTCCTTTGTCAAAGATAGGTGGATCCGACTCATCAAGTATTGCATCTTCGCTATCTCAGGACCGTACCTTTAAGGAGCAGGTCGCTAGACCTCTACAGAGGACTATTGAGAAGCTTGTAAATAGAATTGTTAAGGAAAAGACAGACGTCCTTGAGCTAAGATTTAATGAGCTTACCCTCACTGATGAAATTGCTCAGTCACAGATTCTAGAGCGTTATGTTAAGACTCAGATTATGGTTCCAAATGAGGCCAGAGAAGTTCTTGGCTTGCCACAAAGGCCAGACGGAGATGAGCCATTTGAGATGTCTACAAGACAGGCTGCAGATTCTAGGTCCAACCTAGCTGGCAACAGACAAAGGGACACCGAGAGAACAAATAACCAGTCCGACAGTACGGCTACCATATCAGGTAGAAATGCTCAAGGAGAAGGCCGATCTTCAGAATAATATCTGATATAATGGTCCTTTATCTATAATTTGATAAAAAAGCGATATAATTAGAATAGAATGACTATGTCAAAAGCGCAATGGGATATGGATGGCGACAGTGTAAGACTGTCTATGCCATTTAGTAAGGTTGACCAGGAACGAAGGATCGTTTCAGGATTTGCCACACTTGACAATGTTGACAAGCAGGCAGACATAGTTACTACAGAAGCTAGTGTAAAAGCTTTTAAGAAATTCCGTGGCAACATCCGTGAGATGCACCAGCCACTATCTGTTGGCAAGATGGTTAACTTTAAAGAAGAAAAGTTCTTTGACGCAGACACTAAAAAATTCTATTCTGGAGTTTTTGTTTCTGCATACATTTCTAAGGGTGCTCAGAATACTTGGGAAAAGGTTCTGGACGGAACCCTTTCTGGATTTTCTATCGGTGGCAAGATGAATAAGTGGGATGATGGATATGATGAGTCAATTGATAAGTCAATCAGAATCATTAAAGACTATGACCTTGTAGAGCTTTCTCTTGTAGATAATCCAGCCAACCAGTTTGCAAATATACTTTCTATTGAAAAGGTGGACGGGGTAGACATGATTAAGGGCGAGAACCTTGACGTAGAATTTGAAAACGTTTTTTGGGATAGGTCAAACGGAATCGTAAAGGTCTCATCTGAAGAGTCTGAAGAAAGTCCAATAGATGGGTCACTAATGAAAAATATAGGTTTCGTTGAAAAAAACGACAGCGAAAAAACAGAAATGATAAAGTTCTTAGTTGATAGTGCTAAAGGCATTAATACTTCTAAGATTAACAAGGAGGGAAATCCTATGAATGAAACAACTGAAGACATCGTTGAAAAAAACGATGAGGTAGTTGAAGAAACACAGGTCGCTCCAGAGGCAGATGCCACAACTAACGATGCAGTAGAAAAGTCCATGGACAACGAAGATGCCAAATCCGAAGAGAAATCTATGGATGAGGAAGAAATGAAGTCTGCAGATATGGATGAAGACGAAATGAAGTCAGAAGACGAAATGAAGTCAGAGTCTGCACCAGAAGTCGATGAGGTATCTAAGTCGGATGAAGTAATTGTTAACGCAGTAACTGAAATCCAGAGTACTCTAACATCAGCCTTTAGCGATCTAGCCGAAACTGTAAAGTCTTTGCACGAACAGGTATCGGAACTAAACAAGTCTCTTGGTCTTGTCAAGAGCGAGCTTTCCTCTGTAAAGGGCGAGCTTGGTTCTGCAAAATCAGAGTTTGATAATTTTGGAAAGCGAGTTGACGCCGTTGAGGCAGATACCGCTTTTCGCAAGTCTGGCGATCTCGGCGAGGTCGTACAGTTTCAACCAGAAAAGGTTGAAAAATCCCTATGGGGCGGACGTTTCCTCAAAACTGCCGATTTATTCAAATAAACACAATCACTTAGGAGGTGACAATATGTCGGAAGAGATTATTAAAAATCAGCCAGGTCAAACTGGTGAACTAGGAGGAACAACTCCTGGAACCTTCCAGGGTCAGGGTGCTTTTGCCTCTGGCTCAGATGCTGGGGAGAATATCCCTGGTAATTATGGAGATGGTGGCGTACTAGGCAACATCCCCAACGCTGAATATGGTCTAACTACTGGACCAAATGCTGTAAATCCTTCGGGTGATGCAGGCAGTGGTATTCTACGCCCTGAACAGGCACGTCGTTTTATCGACTACGTATGGGATGCAACTGTACTCGCCAAGGATGGTCGTCGTGTAACTATGCGAGCCAACACCATGGAACTAGAGAAGGTAAACGTTGGAGAGCGTGTAATCCGTGCTGCAGCTCAGGCTGTAGGAGACTACACAAACGCTGGCGCTCAGTTCTCAAAGGTAGAGCTAACAACCAAGAAGATTCGTCTTGACTGGGAAGTCTCAGCAGAGGCTCTCGAAGATGGTATTGAGGGGGCTGCACTAGAGGACCACCTAGTTCGTTTGATGACAAATGCTTTTGCAAATGACATCGAAGATCTAGCCATCAATGGTACAGGAGCGGGTTCAAACCCATTCCTTAACATTATGGACGGCTTTGTCAACAAGGCAAAGACTGGAGATGCACACGAGGCTGTTGTAACAGTAGCTGACAATGCATGGACTCCAGAGGTTATGCAGCAGCTTATCTTGGCAATGCCACGTAAGTACCGTGCAATCAAGTCTAACTTGAAGTTCTACGCAGGTACCGATGCATTCCAGGGTATCGTTAAGAACAACGGTACACTATCTGACGCAATTGCTGAGGCACTTGGAAAGAATGGTAACACTCAGGCTAATACCCAGAGCTACCTTGATGGACAGGGCCAGACATTTGGTGGTGCTCGCACTACCCGTGTTCTAGGAATTGACGTACAGGAAGTTCCTTACTACCCAGATGGTTATGTAGACCTTACATTCCCACAGAACCGTGTGTGGGGATTCCAGAGAGACATCACCGTTAACCGTCAGTACCAGCCAAAGAAGGACACCATTGAATATACAGTGTTCGTCCGCTTTGGTCTACAGTGGGAAGAAGAGGACGCCATTGCGTTCGCTGACGCCGCTGCTGACAGCTAAACTGTAGCAAAAAATTGAGGGGGCAGGGGCATTAGCTCCTGCCCCTTTATTCATTAATCTGTTATAATTAAGTTAACAAGAAAAGGAGACTTTCATGTCTGAAGAAATTAATAATGAAGATGCTTTAGAGCAGCAAGAAGTGTTGCCAGCAAAGCTTGAAGATGGAGAGCCAGTAATTTCAAAAGAAAGCGCTGAGCAGTTTAAAGCCGTAATTGAAGAAGTTCAGAATTCTGCAAAGGTGTCAGTAGACGAGCCAGTAGCAGAGAATGTAATTACAAACAAGAGGCAGAACATAGGAGACAGTACCGTCTCTTCAATTACTGCCGTAGCTAACGGGGTCATTGGCGCAGGAAGGGTTGCAAAAAGCCCAAAGCCAGCAGATCCAAAGAGCAAGCCAAAGGTTGAAAAGGTTGCGATTCACTCTACAAAGAACGTAACTTGGGGGCCTGTAGGTAAGGTTTATAAGGGATACAATCTTGTAACCCCCGACCAGGCCAAGATGTGGCTCACTCGTGATCACACAAGAACTGCAACTCCAGAAGAGGTTGCAAGGGAGTTTGGCAAGTAAATGCAAATTTTGAGGGTCCCGCCATATAATACTGATGTTGTAGTTTCTGTTAGTTCCCCTGGAACTGAGTATGAATATACCATCTTAGATATGGCGGACTCCTCAATTACTTCTGAAACTGTCACTTCAAACTCTGCATCAAACGTGACAATATCTTTACCATCCAAGTATGACAACACTTACACAATTTCTATCGATGACGAAGAGTATATTGTTGACGTGGTCAGGCCATACGTAGATCCCAATACTAAAGGTGAAACTGCCACAGAAATAGAGAAGTATGCAAGAAATGAAGAACTAGCTAGAGCAATAATTGACTCAGTTGTTGACGATGGTTTTTATTATAAAAAGAAAGTTTATTCTACTGTGGGGCTAGGGGCAGACATTTTGCCGATTTGGGACAGCATCAAGAAGCTATTAAAGCTTTACGAAAATAACGTATTAGTATTTGACTCCTCAGATCCAGATATTTATACAGTTAAGTATGAGCTAGACAAAAATAAAATAGGTATACAAGAGACCATAGTTGATACCTTTAATAGAAGTGAGTCAGCCCCAAATATCCTTCCTGCCGCTGCTACAGATATGTTAGATCTTAACTATTTTTTCAGAGGATTCCCAAGGGGCTATGACTACTTTGTTGTTGGAGAATTTGGCTATGCAAAAATTCCATCAGAGATTGTCAGGGCAACAGAACTTCTAATAGATGATATTGAGTGCGGAAAACTAGACTACTACAAGAGGTATATTGCTGACTACAGCACCGACCAGTTTAAGATTAAATTTGATGCAGGAGTGTTTGACGGGACGGGGAACATTTTAGTGGATAAGATACTTTCTAAGTATCAGAAGCCCATTAAGTCATTAGGAGTCTTTTAATGGCATGTGGAGACAAAACAGATTTCACGTTCCCAATGGAAGCAGACATCTTTTACCCTATCGTAGAGCAAACAGCTTTAGGCAATGTTAAGAAAAGTTGGATTTTAGACAGGACTATTGCATGCAGCTTTAATACAGCTGGCACAGCTTGGAAAGAAGAACTTAAGCCAAACGTAGACATAACACAAGACAATATACTTATGGGTAGAGCTAAAGAAGACCTTAGAATCTCAAGCAGACAATCTGAAAATGCAATGACTAACGTAATTATCACAAACATACGTGACAAAAACTGTAATCATCTTTATACTGAAACTTCTGGTCCCCGAAAAGGGAAATCAACTATATTTGAAATAGCAACAAACCAACCATTTATTGGTCCTTTTGGAAATATGGAATACTATAAAATTGTTATTAGAAGATCAGAAAATCAGGGGGCTGATGTCTAATGATTGGTTTAAAAATTAATACTAAAAGTTTTATGCGAGACATGGACAACATGGTTGAATACACATTCGGATTTCTTGACGGCGTAAAGAGAGGACTTCCTTCATTCTTAAAGTCTTTTGGAGAAACTTCCTTGTCTGCACTAAAGCAATACATAGACTCAAATGCAAGAGTAAACCCACAGCTTCTTCATCATATGTATGAGTGGGATCAAGCTGGATCTCCAGATTCAAGATTATTTAGTTTGAGCTATGTCGTTAAGGGCAATGGCTTATCCTTTAACTCTACGTTTAGACAGTCTAGAAGTATAAAGAATGGCTCTACCGTTCCTTTTTATAATAAAGCAGAAATTATGGAAAACGGAATTCCAGTTACAATAGTTCCAAAACAATCTGTACTAGCCTTTGAGGTTGACGGAGAAGAGGTTTTTACATCTTCTCCAGTTAGGGTAGAAAATCCAGGAGGCCCAGTTCAGGGAGAATATCAGAAAGTGTTTGACTCATTCTTTAGTAGATACTTTAGACAGTCGTTTTTGGAATCAACTGGAATTGCAAACTATCTTCGTAACCCAGTAGACTTTAAGACTAACTTTAGCTCAGCAAAGCGTGGCGGTAGATCACGAGGAATTGCTGTCGGTTTGAATTGGATTAAAAAGGCTGGTGTTCTATAATGGCAATGTCATACCCACCAATATTTATTAATGATTATCTCTCTTCAAAAATACCAGAGATTCTTGGTCCAGAAAGATTTAATGCTAATCTAATGAGATTTTTTCCGACAGCCCCAACAGACCTGCAAGCCTTAACAGAAAACTTCCCAGATGCATCTGCGGACGTATTTGCTGTATACGATAGAATGTTCAAGATGAGGAGAAGGGCTTTTCCACACATCAAAGATGAACAACTCCTTTACTATTTCTACAAAATGCACAGCGATTCTGAAGCTCTTATTTTTGCAACTCAGGCTGTTCAGGATCTCCTGGATCGAGGGGACGAGTCTGCAGAAGATCTTAATAATTGGATTATGTCCAGTCCAGACTACAATCCAGCAACAGGCCTATATAAGGGAGAGTTCCTGCCAGTATACTTCCATGACATCAAGATATATCAGCTAGAGGAGACTAGGGATATTATAGACTTTGGAACTGCCAGAACCTATGCTGGTAACAAGATAATTATAGATTACTGCTACCACACCAAGGGATATGCGCCAGGAAACGTATCCTACAATAATACTCTTATATAAAAGCGTGGTACAATTGGTCTTGAGGAAACAAAGCCCTCTTATCCATAAAATGAAAAAGAGGTGAAAAATTATGGCATATACACGTGGTAATAGCTCACAAATTATTGTTGGTGCAGCTGCTCTATTTACTTACGAAAACGGTCTTTTGACAGACGGTGATCTACCAGCTTATACAGAGGACGTATCGTACAAGACAACCTTGTCTGACGATGCTGACTACCGTAACGTTGGTTACACAATGAATGGTCTTGAAATCGTATTCCAGCCTGACTTCGGAGAAGTACAGGTTGACCAGGTTCTAGACGTTGCTAAACTATACAAGCAGGGTATGCAGGTTAACCTGAATACTGCATTTGCTGAAGCTACACTAGAGAACCTTCTATTTGCACTTGCTGCAAAGGATGATGATCTAACTACTGTTGCTGGAAACCCAACAATGAACCTGTCCGCAGGTGACATTGGAGAGTGTCCAGTAGAGCGTGGTCTAGTTGCTGTTGGCCCAGGAACTGGTGACTGTGCAGCATCTGACCAGATTGAACGTATTTACGTTGCTTACCGTGCACTTTCTATTGAAAGTGTTACTGTAGGCGCTAAGCGTGACGAAGCAACAATGTTTGAAGTTTCGTTCCGTTTACTTCCAAATGACGCAGCGTCATACGGAAAGATCGTGGACCGCACAATCCCAGCAAGCTAATAGCTTAAATATAATTTAATAGAACTGCCCTGGCATTAAGTTGCTGGGGCAGTTTGCTTTTGGTATAATAGATACATGGCAACCAGAATATACGAAACATCTATTGTTGAGCTTTTTGACGGCAACAGTATTGAGGTATCCCCACTTAAGATAAAGTATTTACGTCAATTTATGGATGCCTTCGAGTTTGTAAAAGCTGCAAAAACTGACGACGACGCTATATTCTTCCTTTCTGAATGTGCCAGAATATGCATGCAGCAGTATTATCCATCAATTAAGACAATGGCTGACCTAGAAGAAAACCTTGACTTAAGCTCAATATATAAAATTATAGATGTGGCTGCAGGAATTAAGATAAAGAAAGAAAGCGAAAAAGAAGTTAAAGAGCAGGCCGTGAGTAGCGGCGCTGACTGGTCTGGATTAGACCTTGTGAAGCTAGAGGCTGAAGCTTTTTTGACGGGAATTTGGAAAAACTACGAAGAGATGGAATCTAGTATATCTATGCCAGAACTTACCTCAATACTAGAAACAAAAAGAGAATTAGATTATCAAGAAAAAAAGTTTTTTGCAGCCATCCAGGGCGTAGACCTAGATAAGCAAACTGGAAGAAATGATAGCAATGCTTGGGAACAGATGAAAGCTAGAGTGTTTAGCAAGGGCAAAGCAAAGGATGCAAACGATATTACTGCACTGCAAGGGCAGAATGCTAAAAAGGCTGGATTTGGTATTGGGATGGGCCTTGGTTACGAAGATTTAACTAAAAAATAAGCCTCTCTGTGATATAATTATCAAAGCCACAAAAAACCTAGGAAGGAAATAATACTATGGCAACTACAGTAAATGAAGAAAAAAAGGTAACATTGCTAGACGGTCAAGAGATTCAGATTAGACCACTAAAGATTTCACTTTTGAGACCATTCCTAAAGAAGTTCCAGGAAATTCAGGATGTTTCAGAAGACAACGAGAAGTCTATGAATCTTCTTATCGAGTGTGTTCAGATTGCTATGCAGCAGTTTAAGCCAGAGCTAGCAGAAGACGTAAAGGTTTTGGAAGATCTATTAGACCTTCCTACAGTTTATAAGATTGTTGAAGAGGCATCAGGAAACGCAAGCATCTTCGGCAGAATAAACACTTAAATATGGACTAGCGGCTAGGAGGTGCTAATGCATGGCTGATGATATCAGATCCGACATTATAATTAATGTTGACACATCTGTGGGTATAGCAGAAATTAAAAACCTGCAGAGGCAGATATCTCAGCTAAATGCTCAGCTGCTCAAGAGCGGGGCACAGCAGGCACAGTCCGCCCAGAACATCCAGCGTAACTTAATAAATAATATTAATGCGACTGGTCAGTTTGCTGCCAGTGTAAAAAATATATCTACAACTGCAGAATCTTTTACTACTGCGCTTGAAAAAAACAAGCTCGGCATGGGGGAGTACTTCAGATATGCTGGAGCATCTACAAAGACTTTTGGTAGATTATTTAGAAGTGAATTTGACACAATTGAAAAGGTTGCTCGTGAAAGAGTAAAAACCTTACAGACTCAATATGTTAAGCTAGGCCGTGACGGCAGTGGTGCAATGAAGGCCATTGCTGTTCGGCCTTTAGCTTTAGACATGGAGAATCTAGCAACTAAAACTGCCGTTGCCGCACAAAAGCAACAGCTCTTTAATCAGCTAGTTAAGCAAGGATCTACCAACCTTCTAAACTTTGGTAAGAACACCCAGTGGGCTGGTAGACAGCTTATGGTTGGTTTTACAATACCTCTAGCAATTTTTGGCTCTATGGCCGTAAAAGAATTTGAAAAAATTGAAAAGCAGGCTATTAGATTTAAGCGTGTTTACGGAGACGCATTTGACTCAGACGGGGCAACGGATAAAGCTCTAGAAGAAATGAAGCGCCTTGCTGATGGTTTTACAAAGTACGGCGTTGAAGTAAACAAAACTCTTGAGCTTGCGGCAGATGCAGCTCAGATGGGCCTAAAAGGCTCTGCCCTTATGGCTCAGGTAACTCAGGCAACAAGACTTGCAGTTCTTGGTGAGGTAGATCAGCAAGAAGCCCTAAGAGCAACAATATCAGTTACAGATGCGTTTGGAGTGGCAGCGGAAGACCTAGCAGCTAAGATTAACTTCTTAAACTCCGTAGAAAACGAAACAGTAACTTCGATTAATGATTTGACTATTGCAATTCCAAAAGCTGGTCCAGTTGTAAAGCAGCTCGGTGGAAATGTTGAAGATCTAGCCTTCTTCCTGACAGCCATGAAAGAGGGTGGAATTAATGCCTCAGAAGGTGCTAACGCCCTAAAGTCTGGTCTTGCAGCTTTGATTAATCCAACAGGAAAAGCGGCAGAGATGCTGGGTGCTCTTGGAATTAATATACAGGGCATTGTTGAGGCCAATAAGGGAGATGTTAAGGGCATTGTAATTGGATTTGCTCAAGCACTTGATACCCTAGATCCACTTAACCGTGCAAGAGCAATCGAACAATTATTTGGTAAGTTTCAGTTTTCACGTCTATCAACACTATTTCAAAATGTTATTAAAGAAGGATCTCAGGCACAGAGAGTTCTGAAGCTGACAAGCTCCTCAACAGCCGAGCTAGCAATCGTTGCTGAACGAGAGCTAAAGAGAGTAGAGAGTTCGCCTCTTTTTAAATTTCAAAAACAACTTGAAAGATTTCAGGCAGCCTTAGCGCCAGTTGGAGAAGAATTCTTAAAGGCAATAACTCCAATAGTAGAGTTTGCTGCAGAGCTATTGAAAAAGTTTGACCAGATGAGCTCAGGTGCCAAACAGTTTACAGTAGTTGCAACCACACTGGTCGGTGCTGTTGGTCCAATATTCTTAATGATGTTTGGTCTTATAGCTAATGGTGCTGCTAATATAATTAAGCTTTTTGCTACTTTAATGAATGTCTTTTCAAAAACTGGCGACTCCTCTAGAGGTCTAGGCCTTTCAACTGACTACATGACACAGCAACAGCTTGAAGCCACAGCTGTAGCATCATCTCTAAACCAATCACATGCAAAGCTTGTTCAGACATTTGCTGTAGAGGCTGGGGCTGTAGATAAGCTGGCAACTTCTTATGCAAGAGCTATTGTTCAGCAATCTAAATTCTTGGGGATAAATCCAGAAACTGGTGCTCCAGTAGCTCGTGGGGCTGGAAGATCTCCTAAAAAATATGCTAGAGGAGTTGTTTCTGTTCCAGGCCCTAAGGGTGCTGGGGATGTAGTTCCAGCTATGCTTTCCCCAGGCGAAGCCGTTATACCAGCTAAGCAGGCAAAAAAGTATAGAGGGCTAGTCTCCTCAATGATTTCAGATAATATTCCAGGATTCAGATTTGGACTTAATCCATTTGCCTCAATGCTAGGTCGTTCCAGAGTTGGCGTTAGGATGCAGTCAGATACATTC